CACAACGGTCCTGGTATATCTTCATCTAATATTAGAAGGTTTAGTCAAAGTCAGCTTCATGCTTTTGAAGAAGTCATTGAACCAACACCTGCTATGAATTTTGGATCTGCCGCTCATTCTTTAGTGGTAGAGGGTGAGGGTGCATTTTTTAGTGATGTGGTAACAATAACTGGATCTCCATATACCAATAGCAATAAAGCATTGAAGCAAGAAAGTCTTGCTAAAGGTTTGACTGTTATTAACGAAAAGGACAGAGATACCATATATAGCATGAAAAACAGCTTAGTAAAGGAAGCGAGAGCTCATCTAAATCCAGAAAAGGAGTATCCTAGCACTTTAGATTCACCCTACGAAGTGTCTATATACTGGTATGAACAAGGTTTGCTATGTAAAACCAGAGCAGACGTTGTTTTGAATCCGTTTGACAAACCACAACCAAGTAACGGCATTGTCTTAGTTGATTACAAAACTACTGCTGATTGTTCAATCAAAGGTTTTACAAACTCTTGCAGAAGATACTCGTACGACCTACAGGCCGCTTGGTATAAACGTGGTTTTGAAGCTGCAGGCTACCAGGTTGTTGATTTTGTATTTGTAGCACAAGAAAAGAAAACACCTTTTGCAAACAAATTGTTCAAGATGAACCATACAGATATGGAAGTAGGTTGGAACTTCTTAAGTGATTACTTAGAAGAATACAATAAGGTTCTCAATGGACAAGCACCAACCATATACAACAGTCCTAATGTTGTTGATCTAGATACTGGCAACTTTTACAGAGAGGAGTTACATGACTAAATGGCATGGTGGCAAAGGCGACAAACCTAGAGCCAAAAGCCCAGATAAATGGGATAAAGGTTGGGAAAGAATATTTAACAAAGCTAAAAAAAAAGTTATAAAAGAAAAAATAGACATAACCAAACTAAAGAATGTTTGGGAAGAAAAGTCTACAAAGAAGGAGAAACAAAATGAACAAATCTGAAATTAACTTAGCAATTCGTGTAGCACAAAGAAATAAAGGTATTGCACAAGAAAATTTAATAAAAGCAAATACAGATTTACACATTCTATATTTATTAAGGCAAGAAAAAAAACAAAAGGGTTTTTTAAAGTTATATTTAAACGGAGAAACAAAATGAAACTCAAATTTGAAAGCGGTAAAAACACTAAATTAGTAAGCTTTAAAGTAGATCCGCAAACAAGCAAAAACTTGAATGCAATTAGAAGCGTATATACCAAAGAAGCCAAGAGAAGGGTAACTACTGGAGAAATTGTAAAACAACTGATTAATTTACATCATGATGAATTATTTAGTGATGCTAGTTGGTTGCAAATGCAAAAAAATATATTGGAGAAACAAAATGACACCTGAAGATATAACTATACAACAAATTAGAAAAGCTATAGAGATTTTAAAACAAGAACATACTAACTACAGAGACGAACTTAGTTCTATATTTGCTAGAGAATGTGAAAGAGTAAGTTTACAAGAAATTGCAAAAAAGTATGAATGTTGGTGGAAAACTTTACACAAAATTGTAAATGATGAAGAAGTAAGCCTTAAAACATTAAAAAAAATTTGTGTAAGAATATTGGAGAAACAAAATGACAGATAACGTAAACCACCCCCCACACTATAAGAAAGGATCTGTTGAATGTATAGATGCTATCAAGTCAGCTTTAACCAAAGAAGAGTTCAAAGGTTATCTAAAAGCTGCTGCAATTAAATATATTTGGCGTGAAGATCATAAAGGATCTAACATCCAGGATCTGCAAAAGGCCGTATGGTATCTTAATAAACTTATAAAAGAATTAGAGGAGCTGTAATGGATCTTAGCTTTTATGCCGTAGTAGGGCTTTTACTCTTAATGATCTACGCTTTTATGGAAAACAGAAAATGAATTTAAAAGAAAGAAAAAAAGAATTAGAAAAACATATTAAGTATATTGAAATAGTTTTAAAAGAAAAAAAAGATGAACTATTTTGTGTAAATGTTGAAATTAAAAAAGGGGCATAAAGCCCCTTAGTCATACAGCAACCTTTAGAAAGGTGGTATAGCTTCCTTAGGTGGACTCATATCTGAATCAGCTTCTGGCAAATACAATTTGATTCTTGTCTTTTTAACATTCACCACACCGTTATCGCCTTCAAACGAATCATCTATTTGTTCAGTCTTAAGCACTAGCTTCTTGCCAACAAAGTCGCCATGATTCTCTGGATACTTTTTAAATCCAACAGCTTTAGTAAGCCTGGTAAATATCTCCGTGCTTACTCTTTTGTTTTCTTCACTTGTAGCCCAAAGGTTATACCATTCTTTGTGATCACGATACTTACCGCCATCTAATTGCATTGTTACCAGTAAAGTCCAGTTACCTGCTTTGGACTTATATTTGTCCGTAGCAATAATCTGTGCATTGTGTTCACCATCTGGTGCTAGAGGTGTGCCACTAGATGACATTTCCTCTAGGTTATCAAAAAATTCTACATCACCGAAATCAGACATTTGTTTCTCCCATATTGTCGTTAGTTAATGTAAACCCTAACTTCTCAATTAGAGCACTCACATCTGGCTTCTCAAAACTTTCGAGTTTACCGCTACGATCTTTAGCTTTATAGCCTTGACCAAAGGTTGTTTGTAGCCATCTTGTTTGGATGTTTTTTCCATCCTCATCTTGTTCTTCTATAATACGAAGAGCAAGCACTTCATCAAAGAAATATGTAATTGATTCGCCAAGCTTAGTACCCACCATTTTTGGTGCGTGTCTAAGTATGCCATCGTCATTTACTATATCTTCTTTACATAAAAATAAAACGTGCATATTAAGATCCCTAAAAGCACGCATTAAATTTGTTACAGATTCCTGGACATTACCATAGGCCATACGTGGATCTTTGCTACGAGATTTCTCCCATGTCAATAAGATCTCGCTTATCTCAGAAACTGAATCTAAGCACACGGTGTCGTATTGTAATTTGCCAGACTTTAAAGCATCGTGTAGTTCCATAACTTCTGATGCTTCTTTTACTTCAATAGCCTCTACATTGTTTGCATCTTTAATAGATAACAATCCAGCTTCAGCACTTATGACAAGCACCTTACCAGGACAAGTTTTAGCTAATGTTGTTTTACCCGCTCCAGCCATTCCATACACCAAGATTTTTGCACCTTGATCCTGTACTAACTTTTGCGGAGATACTATTCTACTTTGTATTTCCATATCTACTCCTCACGTAGTTTTAAATTTAACTTGCATATTATAACCATAATAGTTACCATATGTAAAATGTTATTTTATACATTATGTTGAAAAAGGAGAAGTTATGGAGAATACCAACATTAAAGACCAAACCTGGCAAGCGAATTATTATTTTAGGACAAAAACATTAGCAACAAGAAAACTTAAGGAATTTGAAACTATGGGAATAAAACCAAACCACACCGATAGGAAGGTTAAGAAGTATTCACTGAAAGATTATATTGAGTTTTTAGGACAAAAAGAAGCTGCATCAAAGTTTGGTTGTTCTGAAGCATCATGTAAGTCTTGGAGATATGGATATAGACAACCGACTATCAATCAAGCAAAACAAATCATACGAGCAACTGAAGGTCGTTTAGATTATGAGTCTATTTATGGACCAATATCTGAAATACTAGATACAGAAGCTTAGTGTGTTTCAGTTAAATATAACTGAGGACGACACATCCTTAGAGCAAGCACTTGCCTACTATGATGATGGTTATAATGTCGTTCCGCTACAGAGATCTAATAAAAAACCACCACCTTTTCTTGGTAGTTGGGAGCAGTATAAAGAGTCTAGACCCCCTAGAACCCTTGTAGAATCATGGTTTAAAGACAGGCAGAACCTACAAGTAGCTTTAGTATGCGGTAAGTTCATTGTAGTAGATGCTGATTCTCCAGAGGCTATGGACTGGGTAGAAAAGAATATGCCTGCTTGTCCATTCAAAGTAATTACTGGCAAAGGTATGCACTACTATTATAACAATCCACAAAACTACACCACCTTTGCTACAAGAAGAACTGCTGAGACACCAATAGAAAGATTAATAGACATAAGAGGTGTAGGTGGTCTGATCATTGCACCCTGGAATAGGCACGCTAACGGACAAGTATACAAACCTGTTACCTTTCCAGATTGGAAGATAAATGACTATAACGATTTACCAGATTTTACAGAGATAGAGTTTCAGAAAATAACAGGCGTACCAAAAACAGATACGGGAGTTCAAACAGCTCCCTTTTCTTTAGATGGAGTATTAGAAGGATCTAGAAATGATGGTGCGGCCAGAATTGCAGGCTACCTAATATCCAAGAATGTCAACATAGAATTTGTAAAGATCTTTCTACAAAACTGGAACAAAAATAACAATCCACCATTACCACAAGATGAGATAGATGGCGTGGTTGAAAGCGTCAAAAGTACACACGATAGAAAAAATCAGATAGCACCTTTGTTTATACAAGCATCAGAAACCATACA